GGCCTTACTGCGTCTGCCAGTAGTACGGCTGGAGCGTGAACACGAAATTGGTGTCCGTAGCGTTCACGGTTGCCCCGCTTGCGTTGTAGGCCACCAGCGTCAGGTAGCGATCAAGGTGTTCAAACTCGCCGGACGCAACGCACACTTCGCTGGCCGCCGCGTTCTCGCTCACGACATAGCCGATGAATTTCAGGTTTCGGCGCATGTCCACGTCGCCTAACGCTGCGTCTGATGCGCCGACATCGCCGTCAATCTGCGTCGAATCGCCATCTGGCGCACCAGCCCGGTATAGCTCAAGCCCGAGCCCTTGAGTTGGCGTGGCCTGGAACTGCACCTCGCAAGACCACTTGAAATTGACAGGACGCGGAACTGCGCCCAGGTCGATCTGTATGGACACCCGACCGTTCGCGTTTGTCAGCCCCTCGACTGACCACGCATGATCCGCGCCAGAAGCACCACTGATAAGCAGCGCCGTGCCAGTCCTGACATATGCCTCGTTTGCCATCTTAGTTTCCGTTCAATGCGCGGCCCACGTCTTCGACGGACACGTCTCCCTCGAATTTGAGTTTCAGCGCCGTCACGGTGTTTGTCGTGGCTTCATTGCCGCCGAGATACACCTCGGCCCTCGTTGCTTTCCTGCGCAGGGCTTGCAACACCGCCACGCTGTCGGCATTGCCCCAGATGTCCTGCAGCGCCTTGCGCATCTTCTGGCGCGTGAAGTCCAGCGGCGCGAAGCGCTCCAGGCGCCCTTGTGCTTCGCGTTTGCCGGCAGTAAGGTTGTCAAACTTGGCAACGTCGGTTGCCTCAAACAGATCGCGGTCGCTGGCGCTGCTCAACCATGCGTCGATCGCTGACAGGCTGTTGCACCACGCCACCACGGCGCTGTCGTTGCGGGCTGCGATTGCAGCCACGACGCCCTGATCAGTTTCAGCGCGTAGCGCCGTGCCAAGTTGTGCTCGTTGTGTTGCATCCATGCTCAATCTCCCAGCGGCGCCGGCCGCGTTTCGTCGGTCATAAATCGCCCCACTTGCTGCGCCCCTCGAACATCGGCGGTGGCAAGCGCTTGTGTCTCGGATTGCGCGGCACGTAGCTCACGACGCGCCATGATCCGCCGCTGCGCCGCTCGCAGTAGAGCGCATGTGGAAACGGCCCCCACCGGGACCAGCGCCACATCATGTAGCCCTCGCGCCCTTTGCGGTGCCGCCTGCGGTGCAGCAGGAAGGCCCAGACGATGCAGTTGCTGCGCACTCACACCGCCTCCACGCGCAGCGTACCGTCAGGCTGTGGCGCCCAACGAATCACCGCCTGCAATCCGCGGTCTATGCCGTCGAGCGTCACCGGCAGGTCGCCTGGGTCGGTAGGAGGCTGTTCGGCCGATGGCAGGAACATCAGCGCCAGCGTGGCATTGATCGCCGGCACGATGCGCTTCTTGATCCACTGGATGACGCCTCCATCCTCGGCGATCTCTTTTTCGTACTGCATGCCTGGTACCCCGTCGCTGCGGTCGTCAAAAGTCACTGCGATGTAGTCGGCCGCCCACGCGGTACCCTTCAGCTCGCACACGGCCAAGAACGGCGAGGTGTTGCCCCAGTCGATGATCTTCAGCATGACCTCGCGACCACGGTGGACGATGCGCAGATCGTCGGCGGCCGGCTTGATCGGGCCTGAGCGGTGGACTGTCATGTGCGCCTCCACAGGTAAATTGCGATCAGCCCCAACGCCAGCAGCAGCGCCGTCGCAGGCTCAGGCACAGGGCTCGTCGGTGGCAGATCGACATGCGGCGGGATGCGGCACACGTCGTTGCGCAGCAGCGGGCACTCGGAGTCCAGCCACTGGTGGCCGGATGCGCCAAGTTGCATGCGCGTGCCAGGGGCTGATAGCTGCTCGAAAGTGGTCATGGCGTCAGGTCTCGCCGCGTCACGACGACGTCGTTGCCGCCCACATACACCCGCACGCCGTCGAGCTCCGCAACGGCCCACTCGACGTGCTGCGGCTCTGCGATATGCACCGTCCCGGCCAGCGCCATCAGTCGCGCCACGACGGCGCCGGCGCTCATGCTGGGGTCGGCCACGATCTCGCCCGCGAACGCGTTCAGCAGCGGCAGGATCTGCTCCGCGGGCGCCGACGTCGCCAGGCCTTTCACGCCGCGGCGGCGGAATAGCCGGCCGTCGGTCTCGGCCAGCGTCATGCGCAGCGCGCCGTTCGACGCGACGCGCAGGCCGTCGGGCGCAGTGACGATGTCGAAGGGCTCGGGCTTCATGCTCATGGTAGGGCGTACCTTTTTCCTCTGACGATCTGGCTCACCGCGAACTGGCTGACGCCAAATTCGTCGCCCAGTGCTTGCTGGCTGACGCCGCCCGCCGCGTATCGCGTTCGAATCTCGGCAACTTGCGCAAGCGTGAGCTTCGACCGGCCGTTTCCTTCGCCAGCGGCACGGCCCGAGCGGCGCCTGCGCTCGACCATGTCGCGCATGTTCTGCGCATGGTCGCCGAGGTACAGGTGGGCGGGGTTGCAGCACAGGCCGAAGTCACAGATGTGGAGAACCATTGCGCCCGCCGGGATCTCGCCGTGCGCAATGCGGTAAGCGACCCGGTGGGAGCTTTCGGTTCTGCCTTCCCACCCGACGATGCCGTACGGCTGATTGTTCTTCGGCCCCTGCTTACTGGCGGCAATCCAAGGCCAGCACTCCGATTCGTCCCCACGACGAACCTTGGACCAAAAAGACCCAACCCTTCTACCGGCGGCGGCAGCCGCCCGAAACTCGTTGACCGCGCACCCGCAGGACCGCGTAGTTCCTCTCCGCAACGACATCTGCCAAACGACAACGGGGCAGCCACAGTCACAGACGCAGAGCCAGCGTTTGTGCGACCCGGAGGGTTCCGCTTCAGCAAGGACGACGAGTTTTCCATAGCGGGTGTTGATCATCGGAAGCTCCGAGTTCTAAAGCTCGGAGCATACCAAACTAAACGTCAAATTTCATCCCAGCCGATGTTCAGGGATTCGCTGGGAGTCAGCCCGCCGCTCACCGTGTCCGCGATGCGACACATCATCACCAGGTGGTCGCCCTTCTCGCCGGTGCTTGTGAACGGCCCGGCGCCCAGGCTCAGGCGCGAGCCCGTGACGTAGCTGAAGAAGTCGGCGTAGCCGGTCGTCGCGGTGGCCTCGGCCGGCGTCGCATAGCTCGCAACGGCCTTGGCGAACAGCTCGACACCCGTGCCCATGCCGTTCGCGCCGTCGGAGTACGCACCGATGTTCGTAATCTGCGAGTACGTGCCGCCCGTCACGTTCAAGCGCAACCATTTTTCGAACGAATAGTCGAAGCCCGACGCGGGCTTGACCAGCGGGTTCAACAGGTCGACGGTGGCGTCGTCGGCATTCTTGAACCGGATGCTGCCGGAGGTTTTGTCGGTGGCATCGCCCCCGGCCCCGTTCTTCTCGATGATTTGGACTGTGGCTGCCATGCTGCTCTCCTACTGGATGGTCTTCTCGACCTGAACGACGTTGATGATGTTTCCTTCGCGATCCCGCGTGATGTCCGACTCGGTCTTCCGAGACGGCAACACCACCTCAACCGTCGCCGGCTGGACCTCGTTCGTAACGCTCACGTGCGGTGCGGCCACGTGAACTTCTGGCGGCGCGACGTTGACCGTCGGCGCCGCCACGTGAACCTCGGGCGGCGCGACGTTGACGATGGGCGCCAGTTGTTCCGGCACGTGAATCTGCGCGGCCTCGACCGTGATCGGCCGCGCCGCCTGGGCGACCAGCGCCTGGAGGATCGGCGACATCGCCGACACCATGGCCGCGGTGATGGACGTCAGCATCTCCGGCGACAGCCCGACCGGCTGCGGGGCCGGCGCCGGCGCAGGCTCGACCCGCATGCTGGCCTGGACCGACCGCGCCAGGTCGCCGAAGGAGGCCTGCAGCGTTCGCAGATTCAGTCGGTCCTCGACGTCCTCGACGTCCTCGCGCGGCTGCGGCGCAGGGGCGGCAGCCGGCGCCGCAGCGGTCGGCTCGGGCGCCTTCGGCGTCAGCCCGCTGGCCTCGTCCTTCTTGATCTGCGCGAGGACTTCCTCGGGGTCGTCCCCGCGCTCGGAGATCAGCTGCGAGGTCGACGTCAGGCCGCCGTCGCGCGCCTTGAGCTTGCCCTCGACGTCCTGCACCGGGTGGATGTACTCCCAACCCTCGGGAGACCACGCTGGGACCGCCATCCGGTCGACCTCGGACGCACGGATCAAACCTTTCAGCGCGGCCGCCTCGGCAAGCCAACGCGTCATCGGGTTGCAGATCATCGGGATGACGATCTGCCACTGCCGCTGCCGCGCGAACCGGCGGAACTCGTTGACCACAACTCGCAGAGTGCGGTCGCTGACGTCGCGGATGTCCCCCGAGAAGAACTCATACGGCAGGCCCTGCCCGGCCGCGGTGCCCATGTGGGTCGTCCGCATGTAGTCGGGGTAGGAGGTGCCCGACTCGGGAGGGTTGGCGAACTTCACGTCCTCGCCGGGCTGCAGTTCCTGGCTGGTGCCGGGCTCGAGGCCGACGAGGATGTTCCCCTTGGCGTCGTAGAACTTCGGCAGTCCCGTCATCGGGTCGATGTTGATGTCGGCCCAGTTCGGCGGCATCTGCCGGGTGATGAACATCGTGAACAGGTTCGCCAACTTCTGGCGATCTAGCACCGCGTCTTCGAAGTCCATGCTGGACCGAAGCTTCACCAGAATCGGCGCTAGGCTGGACACGCCTCGCAGTTGCCCCGGGCGCGATGGTTCGAACACGTGGCTGATGTCGCTGGCCGACACGCGTATCAGGTCTGTCGACGTCGGCGTCAGGCTGATCGACCGATCGCCTGGGTGCTCGCGGTACATCCAGTACGCGATGCGGCGGCCGAACCGGTTGAACTCGATGCCCTGCTTGATGACGTGGCCCGCCGGCATGCCGGCGTACGTGGTCGCATCGAACACGGGGCAGAAGTCCGACTCGATCAGTTGCACCTGAACCGGCGCGTGCAGTGGCAGTGACAGGTCGCGCGGCCGGCGGCGCAGGAACACCTCGCCGCTGGCCAGCCAGGACCGCACGCCCAGCGTCTGCATGCCATACGCGTCGAGCACGCCGTCGGCGTCGGCCTTCGGGCACCACGCTTTCCAGATCTTGGTGAACTTCTTGTCGGTCCAGCGCGGCGTGATCCCGAACCCGACCAGGTTCGTGGCCCACTTCTGGATCCCCGACTCGCCGGCCCAATCGTTGCGCGTGGTGTCCCGGGCCCGGTCACGGATGCGCTGCAGGCCCTCGACGGCGCGTTGCGGGCCGCTGCTGGGCGGATTCCAGCCCTTGATGCGGCGGCCCATTCCGGCCGCGTCGTAGCGCGCCTCGGTGGACTCGTAGACGGCCTTCTTGCGACTGCGCACGGCGGCCATCAGTCGTACCCTCGGCTGGAGTAGTTCAGGAGAGTGCGGCGCGACGGGTAGGTCTGCTGCGCGGTCGCCTCCTGGGCGGCCAGTTGCCGCACCTGGTCGTCGCGGGCTTCAATCAGCGACGCGGTCGTGTTGTAGATGACCGTCTCGCCGCGGATGGTGACGCTACGAACGCCGTCGGCGATCGCGCGATTGAGCGCATCGATGTCTGCTTGGGTGACGGCCATAGTGGGCGGAAGTGTCCGCCACGGGGTGCAAAACAGTCCACCCGAAATGTTGCGTTTTAACGAGATATGACGTATCGTTCAAACTTATGGCACGCAAACCCGGACCCAAGGTCGACACGACCGAACCCCTCGAGCGAGTCACGCTCACCCTCGACGCGCTGACCCGGCGCCGCCTGCGCGTGCTGGGGGACGGCAACGAATCCGCCGGGGCGCGCGTCGCAGCGCGAGTGGCCTACGACCGGTATCAGCGATCGGACACGGCGACGATGCGGGGCTACCAGCCCGTCGAGACGACCGGAACGCCGAACCCGCCGCCGAGGAAGCCATGACCCTCGGCGAACTGCTTCGGGCCCGCCGTTTGGCGCTGGACCTGAGCTTGGACGAAGTGGCCGGCGCGACCGGCACGACGAAGAGCACGTTGCACAGGGTCGAAGTCGGAAAGACCGAGCCTGGAATCTTGGTGTGCGCCCGACTATCGGTGGCGCTGGGGGTGTCGGTGCAAGCGATGGCCTCCGCGGCGTTGGCGGGTGCGATGGGGAGGACGAGATGACCGGTAAGCGGCGGCTGACTGCCACGGTGCGCGAGTTCGCTGCAGCCTGCGAGCGCATGCGGGACGCCGCCACGCTGGCGCGGCTAGAGATGGTTGAGCTTGCTGCGGCAATGGATGAAGACCTGACGGCATCGCTGGAAGACGCCACCGCGGCAGCGATTCAAACAGCCCGCGGGATGCCGATACCAGAAGACCCCGAGGCGCAAGACGGTGGCTGAAGGAGAGGCGAAGTGAACCCGCAACAACGTGAAGCCGCCGAGCGGCTGGTTGCCGACCAGTCTTCAAGCAACCTGGAGTGGAGTCGCCAAGTCGTCGCCCTCCTGCGCGAGCTTGCGGCAGAGCCGGCGCAGGAGCCGGTGGCGACGGTAGGGCTGTCGGCTGATATGTGGAAAGGCTACGGACCTACCGGGCAATGGTTCCCTCCCGGTGAGCCGCTGAAGACCGTGCATCTACTCCGCGATTTGCCTATCGGCACGTTGCTCTACACCAAACAGGAAAAGCCATGACTGACCTAGTTACCAGTTTTGAACGCTTGCGTACCGCTTTGCGCCCCAAGGAAGACAGTGATGGGCGCATGGGCACGCACGGACCTGACTGCTACTCCTGGGGGCGCGGGCACTACGAGTGCGCCCTGGCTGAGATCGAGCGGCTACGGGCTAACGCCGCACCGCAGCAGCAGGCGTCTTGGACAAGCGTAGACGAAATGTTCGCCACCGCAGAGATTGCCGACCTGAAGGCTGCGAACCAGATGCTGCACAGCATCATCGACAGCCAGCAGCAGCGCAGGCCGCTTACGGATGAGCAGATCGACCGCATCACCGATGCGCAGTGGGCTCAAAACAACCACAAGCCGGTGTATGCGGCGCACCGCGCATACGCCCGAGCAATCGAGAAGGCAATCACAGGAGAGCCGAAATGACTGACATCAAACCATGCCCGTTCTGCGGAGCAGGAACAACAGAAGTCGAGCCGAACGGGCGCGTGTGGACCGGGCAGCGTTGGGGTGAGCCTTCTAGCGTATCTGTGCGCCACTGGTGCGAGCCAGTTGTGGGGCAACCATCACGAATGATCGAGCGCGTCGGACGCGATGAAGCCAGCGCTGTGGCCGCATGGAATATGCGTGCACAGGAGACACCATGACCCCCGAACAAAGAGAAGCCGCACTACGGCTGGCTGACTGGCTGCGCTCCAGCGGCGTCGTCAATGCAGAAGTGCGCGAGACTGAAGCCCTCCTGCGCGAACTGGCCGCAGAGCCGGTGCCTGAATGGCCTTGTACATGCGATGAACAAGGCATCGGAAAGCCCGGAGTGACTTGCGGTGACTGCCCGCGAGACTACGGGCACAAGGCCGCAGAGCCGGTGCAGGAGCCGGTGGCGGAAGTCATTGATTGCGGCAGGGGCAACCCGTTTGCGCTTCGTGAGCTTGACTGGTGCCCGTCCGACTTAGACCGCCTGCCCGCCGGAACTAAGCTCTACGCCGCACCGCAGCAGCGCAAGCCGCTCACCGAAGACTTCATCAACGACCTCGGGTTCCAGTGCGGGCTGCAACGTGAAGACGCCCGTAATCCAGGTGTCGAAGAATTCGCCCGCGCCATCGAACGTGCCCACGGCATAGGAGAGCAGGAATGAGCGACCTCACTAAACCGCAATATGAGCACGGCTTCTGGTGGTGGTACGACGCCACCCGGCGCGGGTGGTTTGTCGGCTGCTCGCCAGCGTTCGGGAGGCCGTCATGGGCTGCGTAATGTACCCGCAGTACCGGGTAACGCAGTGGCTGGACAACAGCGACGAAGCGATGCAGCGCGAACAAGCAACGATCATCTACGGAGTGCAGACGATGCGCCACAAGGGCGGGAAGTGGATGCACGTTTGCCGTGGCAGCGAGCCGCTTTTATTTGACACGCGCGATGAAGCGTCGGCGGCGTGCGAGGAGTTGCGCAATGCACTGAAGGGGACGCCATGACCGACCTCATCAGCAGATTGCGCGAGAAGAGCAGACGCGGGTATTGGCCTCTGCTTGGTGACGAAGCCGCCGACGAAATCGAAAAGCTGCGGGCTGCGCTGCGCAACCTGCTTGACATGGACGTAGCCTACATGCGCGGGCCGAAGGTCGAGGAAGCGGTTGAGGCCGCACGCGCAGCCCTGAAGGAGCCGACATGACAGACCTCCTCAGCAGGCTGCGCCATGAGGCCATGCATACAGGATACAAGCCGACGAAGCCGTGGGATTTGCTGGTTGAAGCCGCCGACGAAATTGAAAGGCTGCGGGCCGAACTTGCTACCGAAAGCAGTCGTGCGTGTGCCACAGAGCATGATTGCGTATGGCAACCACACTGCGCTGTCGCCGGGAAGTGCATGAGACCTGAGCGGCCATATGGCGCAGCCCTGAAGGAGCCGACATGACAGACCTCCTCAGCAGGCTGCGCGACACGCCGAACTGGATGCGTGAAAGCTACGGCAGTTGGAAAGACTGCGTGCTGAAGTACGACCGTGCGCCGTTTGAAGCCGCCGACGAAATCGAGCACCAGCAGAACAGTATCGACAACATGCGCGACGAAATCGAGAGGCTGCGGGCTGCGCTGAATTGGTACGCAGACGAAGCTCGGGCTTGTGCCAAGAACAGTCACACTTCAAATCACGCGGCTGGCGCAGCGTTACTAGCCTCAGTAACGGTGCTCGCCCTTGACGGTGGCAAGCGTGCAGATGCGGCCCTCCGGGCCCTCACCCCAAGTACGTCGACCGACGCACCCGCCGCCCCGGCGTCTCCACTGCCGGCGGCATGACTGCGGCGCGCTCTTCGCGCCGCTGCTCCCGCGTGATCACCTCGAGGTTCTTGTCCAACGGCAGCGCCCAGGCCGGCGGCGCGGCCCAGAACTCCCGCTTGTCGGCACCCAGCAGCATGCACCCGACCCGGATCATGTTGGTCAGGTCGAACGACTCGTTGCGCTTCTTGACCTGTTCCCACACGCCGTTCTCGTTGCGTACCTCGGCGTTGAGCTCATCGAAGAACGCCTGCGGCACCCACCCGTCTGGCTGCGGCCGGGGCCAGTGGTAGTAGCCCGGGCCCGGTGATTTCCGCGCCATGCCAGCGCTGATCATGTCCTTGAACTTGTTCGGGTCGAACAGGTACAGTGGAATGTCCCCCTGCCCTTGCTGGCCCCCAACCATGCTCTCGCGCACGTGCCAATCGACCCGCGTGCTCGCACCTTTGACCAGCCGCACCCGCTGGTGCAGGCCGGCGCGGCGCAACCGCCGGAACCACGCGTACGCGTTGTTGGTCACGCCGTCCTCGCCGCCAGAGTCAACGACCAGCAGGCGCACCCGGATCTCCCGCTCGCCGTCTGGCAGCCGGTAGGTGGCCTGCAGCGCCTTCTCGGTCAGCAGATCCCAGTCCTCCGGGTAGGCCGCCGGGTCGATTGGTGCCATCTCGTCGTCCATGCCCGGCCTGTTCGACCGGAGGATCGAATACCGGTCGACCAGCGCCTGCTCCATGTATTCGCCGACGGCGTGCGCCTGCACCACGAACCTGGCGTTGCGGCCGCCCTGGACGTCGACCGACACGACCACGAACCGCGTCCACTCCGGCACGATGTAGCGCGGCAGATCGGCGTCGTAGCGCTGGCCGCCGCGCGCGGCCGCGGCCTCGGTCAGCAGGCGACTCAGGTACGGCACTCCCTGGTCGGTGTTGGCCGTCGTCTGCAGGCTCAACTCGCTGTTCGTCAGCGCATAGTCGAGCAGCGCCTGGAGGTGCTTGCGGATCAACGCCTCCCACCCGACGTACGTGGCCGCCGCGCCGCCCAGCCAGTAGCCGGCGATGCTCGACGTCCTAGCCGTGCCGCTGAGACGATCACTGGCGTCGAGGCTCACCCCGTCGGGCAGCCAGCGGCCGGAGCGATTCAGGCCTTCACGCTGGCTAGGCCGGATGATCGTGCCGCAGTGGGAGCACGGCACGCGCGCGTACTGCCGCGCGAACAGGTCAATGTCGAGCTCTCGGATACCCTCGAGCAGTTCGTCGTCCGGCGGCAGCCGGAACACCGACAGGCCTGGGGCCGCCTCCATCCACTCGCCGCAGTCGGGGCACTTCCAGTACCACCGGCGACGATCGCTGCGGTTGTAGATGCCCAGGATGCCCTCCACCGGCGGCGCCTCATGGGGCGTGCTGGCCCGCCAGCTGGGGTCTTTCAGGTTGCGCCCAGGCGACGACTCGACCGCGACCATGCCGCGGCTCAGGAAGGTCGTGGTGCGCTTGCCCATCAACGTGAACCCGTCGCCCTCGCCGTCGATGTCGTCTGGCCACCGGTCGTAGTCGGTGCCGAACACGTAGCGGTACGACGTTGAGGACATGTTCGTGGCGGTCGGCCACGCGATCCGCACCCACATGCCGTTCCTGAATTGCTTGTCGTGCAGGTTGTCGTCGCGCGCCTGGACGCTGCGCATCGCGCGCAGGTTCGGGCTGTTCCTAATCGCCCGATCGATCCGCTGCTTGCTGTACTCGCGGGCCTTGTCCTGCGTCATCTGGACGATGAGCATATCTCCAGGGTCATTGATCACGGCGTGCGTGAGCCATCCTTCCCCGAGACCGACGGTGTTGTGCGTAGGCACCATGCGCCTGCCGGCAAGGTAGACGTGACTCCGGGAAGCCACTTGGATGCACTTTACGGGTCGAGACGCGACAGGCTCAATGGCGACGATCGCCCGGTATCTCACCTCCCGTTGCTCTGTCGTTAAGCATCGAGCCGCCTTGCGCGGGAGAGAAAACAGAACGGTGCCTTCCGGTATCGGGAACGTGATGCGGAAGGCCTCGCCCCGTTTGCGCTCACCTTTGTACGACCACGAAGTGGTCTTCTCTCGACACGTTGGCTTCAGTCCTAACGAACAGAGGAGTTCAACCACGCCGTCCCGCAACGCCGGCAGCGTGGTTGTGAACTCAGCGCTGGCTGCCTGCGAATTGCAAGTGCCGTCGGTGTCCATGAGGCCGCGCAAGAGCGCCCAGCGCTGTTCCACCGACGCACGAAGGTACTCTGCGGGCACGTGCTTGTTCCCGAGCACCCCAAGAGCCCGTAAGCGGCCGGTGAGGGTGTTTGAAAACGCCCCGCCTGGGGGGTGGCTCTCCCCATACCGTGATCGCCGGTACTTCAGCCGATCGCACTCGCGGCATTCCCCGCCGGGGCCTCGAGGAGTCGTTTTAAGATCGTGTCCCCGCGCGCAGTGGTCGCCAGTCCGCCTATCAATCTGAAGCGCAACGGTGTTCTGACCGTCGGGTCGGGACGTCACGGAATGCCCGGCAGCCCGGAGGGCAGCTTCGTAGTGCGGGGCATCCTCGACGTGCGCGCTGACGCACGCCTGCCGGGTTACGCCGTCGCCGAGCCAAACCCCAAGCAGGTAGGGGTCGACAGCAAGCTCCCGAGGGGCGCAAGCTAAAGGGTCGGCGACACGAACCCGATACCGAAACCGCTTTGCCCCAAGACGTAGGTCTTGAATCAGTTCACGCGTCGTCAACGTCTCAGCACGCCACGTCGGGGCTTTCCAGTAAAACCTCTCAACCGACCACAGGTGGTCCGCATCAGCCACGATTGCGCTGCCATCAGAGAACTTGACCTCGTAGCACTCGCGGTCGTGCTGATGCTCCGTAGCCAGCACCACTTGTGTCGGTGCACCGGTTTCATCGAACACCTCGTCTCCGACAGCCAACTCCCCCATCGTTGTCCACCCCGTCGGGGTCGCGATTGGAGTGTCGACGTCGAGCGCTTTCCCGCTCTGCGCCGGCCCGACGAAGCACACTGCGGCGTGCCGGCGGCTGCCGAGCATGTCGACCGGCTCGACCATGTAGGGGGTCTCGGCCGGATCCCACGACCCACCCGAGCCGCCAGGCCGCTTGATGACGAGGTTCTTGGCCGCGCCCTCGCTCACACGCATGCGGTTGGGCGGCAGCAGCGCCGGCCACGCGCCACATACGTCCTGCAGGGCCTGGGTGAGGTCATCCATCGCTCATCATCCTGAACGCCGCGGCAACCTCGGACAGCGCGGCATCGATCTGCTGGGCGGCCAGGTCGGCCTGCTCCGGCGTCAGGCCGCAGACGCGCTCGAGGTTGTCGGGAATCGATCGCAAGGACTGCGTGAGCACGGCCAGCGCGGTCGCCGCGGCCTGGCGTTGGGTCTCGCGCGGCAGGTACTCGCCGCGCTCGATCGCGAGCTTGTGCTCACGCTGGTCAGCCTTGATTTTCTCATGGCGGGCCCGCTCGATCTCGTAGTCAGCGCGGCCTTCTGGCGGAACCCAATCGGCATTCTTCCGACCGGCCCCCTCCCGAAACCCCCCGTGGCCGCCGGCCATCACTTCACGCGGAACTGCTCAAGCGTTGCACCAGCGGAAAGGCGGTCCTGCAGCCACCGCGGGCGTTTGCCAACCCCGGCCCAGGTCTCCCCGGTCTCGCAACGGAATTGCGCCGGCCGTTTGTTGAGCTTGCGGACAGCCCCGAGTTCGGCCACAGAAACCCCGAGTTCGTCCATGAGGGCGCGTACGGTGGCCACAGCGGTGGGTTTCTCAGCAGCGATCCTTGCCTCAAGTTCGGCTTTCTGGGCTATCAAGGCCTTTAGGTCGGTCATAAGCACCTCGTTTGGTTTGGGGAACTGCATATTACTGCAATACACCGTACTACCCATTAGCTAAAACCTATCAAGGGTACGAAATTTATAAGTTCTTGACTATCGGGCCTCTTCGTCCC